GTAAGTCTTTGACTCGTTCTCTTGCAACCTTTTCAATCGTATCAAACTCTTTGGTGAAGGTTTTTCTAAACCCACCAACTTGAGATGCACCATATCTAAAGTACTCTCCCATGGAGAGCTTGTTCTTTTCAAGGGCGTTGGTAAAGCTCTCAGAAGAGCTCTGAATATTTTTTATTGAGGCTGACCACTGGCCACTAGCATTGAGGTCATCGATAAGACCTCGCCTCAGCTTCCTAGCAGATTCTGCATTGGCAACTGAGGACGAGGCCATCTGTTTTTGGAAGGCTGATATCTGTGCCTGTAGCATCTTGATAGACGCTATAGCATCGGAAGTATCTACTCCAAATCTAATATTTGATTCTATATCAGCCATTAACCTATTTTACTCCTGTAGGCTAGGCGGTAGGAATGGCTCCCATCAGAGCAGTATCGCCAAGATTGATTCCAGATGCCTCTTCTACAATCTTGTATACTGTCGGAAGATCCAAACTTTCCTCTAGCTTTGCCAAATCTTCTGCAAGTTCTGGCTTGTACTGCTTCATTGCAATCTGTACACATGCCATAAGCACGTCCATTGCCTTATCGTTATTATCGGCAACCTTTGCAATGTCGGCAAACTTGTTCATGAAGTCACGCAATAGTGAAATCTTTAGCGGTCGTACGCTGATCTCTGTTCCATCGATTAACTTGATGATCTTTTCTTCATTGACTGTTACAGTCATAGTGCCTCCTGAGCTTTATTTACAGTATATTATAGCACAAAGGTCTAGGATTTTTTAGTTAAATCTTCGTAACCAAGACCCATTCCAATACCAAAGCCAGCCTTCTGGGCATTATATCCTTGTAGTGCTGTGATATCATTTGAGTCACCTGTTTTGCCACCACTGAAAAACTTAGCCTTCATCTTTTCCCAGGCGTTTTGCTCACTCTTACCAGTTTGTTTGTCAAGATCAACACCCTGCATTGCTGCCATAAACTTCTTGTCCCTGTAGTCTGAGTCTCTTTTAGCATTAAGAGTTACCGTTAGCTCTGGCATTGATAAAGATGTTTCTAGTTCGTCATAGTCTTTCCAGATACCCAGCAAAAATACTTCAGACTCAAGAGTAACTAAATCCATCTCGCTCCACTTTGGAGAGCTTTCCTGGGCTTGTTGTTTTACAGGCTCTTTATCTTCGCCATTAATCTTTATGCCTGCTGCAATCTCTAATAGCTTATACATTGACTTGATGTCTAGGTTATCTTCTACATCTTCTGTAGTCTTTAGCCTTGGGCAGTACTGTTTCATTGCTACCCTAGAGCATTCTATCAATATGCTTAGCGTGTCGTCTTCTGAGTTGGCTTTGTCTAGGTTTTCAAACTGTTGCATGAACTCTCTAAGATATTTAATCTTTAAGGGAGTCATAAAGACTTCAGTACCGTCGATCAGAAAGATGGTTTCTGAGTCATAAATTTTATTAGGCATTCATATAGTATACCAAAAGCAAACTGCCCCAGCAAGTTAATGCCAGGGCAGTTCTATTAAGTTATAAGCAGTTGCTATTAAGCAGCTGGGATAGTACGGTCTACAATCTTACCGTAGGATGCACTGTCGTTTGGAAGCAAACGGAACGATACCTCGAACATTGTTGCTTCGTCACGCTTTGCACCTACTGTTACGCTCTCGATAGAGAGAGCACGGTAAGCTACGTAAACACGCTCAATCTGGTCCGAAGCTGCACAGTCACCTGTACCAGGACCAACAGCTACTAGACCACGCTCAACTGGGCACTCACCGATGTCACCTGCGGACAGGTTTAGGGTTGGGTTACCAGAAACAGTGGTTAGGTCGCCATCATTTGCAGCTAGTGCAAACAAAAGGTTTTCTAGGGTAGCTTCAGCAAATGTAGTGTTTAGGTTTACCTGCATGCCCTGCTTGTACAACTTTGCAACGTCTAGAACCTGGTCAACCTGGACCTCACCGAAGTCAGGCTGGAACTGGATCTCTAGACCGTTCATTGTGTAACCAACGTTACGGAAGTCAGCGTCGTTAGAAAGTGTCTCTCTGAACGATACGTCCTCCACGTATGCTGGAAGGTCAGCGTCCGCTAGAACGCCATCCTCGTGTGTAAATAGAGCAGCTGCACCAACAATAATCTGGGAGCTGTTACCACGTGTATATGCCATAATTTTCACCTCTTTTTTCTGTATGGAATAAGTGGGCGATGTTTCCTCATGCTAATTATAGCATGGTTTTATATAGTAGTGTCATTATAGGATGTATTTCCTGTAGAATACCCCTTGGTGTGGTAGCAATAATCAATGATAATCTTATTACCAGCAAATGTTCTAGCAGTACCAAAGTCAACAATGTCCCTGGTCTCTTCTAGCTGATAAATCTTAATGTCATGGAAGTAGACTGGCAAGAATTCTTTAGTAGTATTTCCGTCTGGCTTTACGTATACACCATTAGTAAGCTTACTGCTAATCCAGGAATTTAGATCCTGAGCAGACTCGTCTCCACGATCTAGTAGGTCAGCAATGTACTGGGTAGTATCTACCATTACAGGAATGTCCAAAGAATAGAAGTAGTACAAAAGTTGCTCATCCTTAATATGTGGGAAAGCTTTTCGACGCATCTTAAACATTCTGTCGTATACCGCAAACAAGTTGCCAGTATTGTTTAGTGTGGCTGTCTGCGTTAGCTGCTCAATGGTTGATGGGCTAGTTGGAAAAAATGGGACATCGTTATCTGCAATGTTTAAAATCTTTTCCTTAAGATAGTCATTTATAAAAATAGGTGGGTACGAAATAGCCATTATAGATCTCCTGCCTTTGCAATCCAGCCTCTACCAACAGCTACGCCCTTAGACCTACCGCCACGCTTTGACAAACCTAGATCAAAGGCTGCTGGATTTCTTAGATATGTAAGTATACCAGCTGATTGCAAGTATGACTGTGCAAAGTATGAATTGAAGAATGACCTAAATGTTCTTTCGTATTCCCCAGAAACATTGCCTCCAGGGTTTGCAACTGTTACTGGGTTAGATGTAAACACCTGTTCACCATTATCATCCTGAAAGGCCAATACCCTTCGCTTTGGCACAATCGTTACTGGTATTCCAGCTTCCATGACTCTTGCTTTATCAATAAACGGGGTGCTTGATCCTTTTTGAATACTTGATGACTGTCTAAACGAAGATACAAAAGAGATTCTATCTCCAGAAACTATAAAGTCAACATCAAATAGTCTTGCGTTTGGAGAACCAGTTTGACTCCACTCATATACGTGGTGTAGCAGCTGAGGGGAAACCCTAGCGTTAGCGTCTATATATTGTTTTAGACTTTCAACTACAGAGACACCAGTACCTCTTAAAAAATCTGGAACGCCTTGCTTAACACCCTCAAAGAATCCTAAGCTATACTGAATGACATTTCTCATATCCTTATTAAACTGAGTGTCATCTATTGTTATCTTCAACATTATATATCAGCTGCCTGGTTCTCTGATCTACGAACCACCAACTTGAAATACTCTACGTTTCCAAATGGTCCCATAAACGGTTCATTAGTTGCAATCTCAAAGATTGTTGACTTTCCTGCTCTTGGACCAGAGGTTTCTACGTATATTGGATTGCAGTTCTTATCACGAATATTAGTAATGATTACGTTAGTAATTGCATTTCCAGATTCCCTGCTAGAAAATCTAATGTCATCTCTTACACGACCTATCAACAGGCCTTCTTGTGTAATATTAACATTTGGCTTGACATCTTCTTTTAAAGCTGCTCCAGCAGAGTTTAGGCTACAAGCGATTGTGCGATCCAATACCCAAGTTTTCTTTACGTTACCTAGAGCACCCTGCTCAACAATTGGATGGTAGACATCTGCCTCCATTGGGAACATAAAATCTGTCTTATCGCCACATGCCATTTATAGCACCCCAAGTGTTATGATTGGCTTAAGATACTTAGATAGTATCTTGTCAACCAAAATGTTTCCTGTTCCCTCAAAAACTCCTGGATCAAACTTAATCTTAAACTGATCAGTGTTGTAGTCAGAGATATATCTCTTGTAATAATCTAGCTTGCCACAAGCAATATCATCAATCAACAGCTCTGTTGCCCTAACAATTTCTGATGGAAGCTTTTTGTATCCAAATAGGCCAACTACCTTATAGTCAAATCCCTTTGGAAAACCACGATATACGAAGTTTAAATCTAGCATGTCTGATCCACCTGCTGGTAGCATGTTTGGTGCTGACTCACTTCGATCAATTACGCCAGCATACTTCTGCTGAATTCCAAGCTTATTTAGCTCGTACTGAACAGAATAATCTTCTGCATTCTCTGTTTCAAAGACAAGAGCATTGTTTTCATAAATAGCTATAATCTGCCTTAGATCTGGCCATATTGGAAGGATATCTGCACCAAGACCAACGGTATCGTGAGTACCCTTTTTATAATAAAATCCATCAGTTACTACAGAGTCTATGATGGCTCTAGCAAGCTCTTCATGCTTCTTGTAGTCTGCTATTTCGCTAGCAGTAGTTCCTTTTGTATTGGCATCTACATATGGCCTAACAACGGTCACCAGATGCTCTTCACCATCTATCTCAATGGTGTAATCGTTATCATAGTCAGAAGGTAGGTTAATAGTTACCTTAGACTGGTTTGAAGATATAACGCTTCCTGTGGTTATGGAGAGGTCCGCCATATCTATAACGGTATATTCATATGTGCCTGCTGGGGCACCAACTTCTAATACCGCCTGAACTGGATATGGCGGAACCCTCAATATTTCCATTTTACTGGCCGAACTCCTTAGCAACCTCTTCTGGTGTTGCTAGTCGTACGTGATCACGAGTCAACCACTTGTCAGCTGCAGCCTTTGTAACAATGTTGTAGCCACGGTAAACCTTACCAACGCCACTCCAAGTTACATTCTTGGTAGAGTGTAGGGCAACCTTCTCTTCCTTAGCAGCTTCCTTTACTGGTGCTGCCTTTGGCTTCCTTGCCACCTTTCCAGTGCCAATAACACCGTTTTCTACAGATGTAATTCCTGCTACTTCTTCAGCTGGCTTGCCAGGGTTCTGGCTACCAGAAGAAATAACATTCTTAGGTTCTTCAGCCTCTACTGGCTTAACATCTTCAACTACTGGCTCAACGACAGTCTCTTCAGCATTCTTTGCAATAATTTCTTCGATAACAGCCTTAAATTCCTCTACCTTTTCGGCTGGAATAACTGGCTCACCTTCCTGAAGCATTGCAGGAATAACTGGAGTCTCTTCGATAACGTCTTCGTTCTTGATTTCTTCAGACATAATATTCTCCTTTGTCATTCATAATTATAACAGATTAATGAAGAAGAGGGCAGAGGCTAGATGCCCCTGCCCCCTCAATGGTTTTTGTTACAGATTAGTCATCTGCAGCAGCATCAGCGAACGCAATTGCGTCCTCTTCTTCCCACTGTACACCAAAGCGGACGAATACTGTGTATTCAATGGTGTCCTTCTTTGGCTGGTACTGACGGTTTACAGTGATGTCACGCTGGAATCCCCATACACGGTTCTGTGGGAATGTCAAGTCGACATAGCCCTCAGGGTAGTAAGGAACTTCCTGAACATCAATGCCTAGAACACGGGTAGTGCGAGCACCACCGAATGTCTGGCCCTGGCCATCTAGGTAAGCCTGGGTGTTAGCCTGGGTGTTACCATTCTTGCCTAGTGCCTCAGCAATAGCGTCAGATAGGGTACCGTTGTTCTTAACGATGCCCTGGAAAGCGTCTGTACCTGCGTAGAACTTCAGGTTAGACTTGATTGCACGGTACTTACGTGGCATTGCAAGAATAATCTGCTGCATTACCTCTGGTGTCCATGCGTTGTCTGCTACTGTAACAACAGCTTCGTGTGCATCTCCGTTAGTCGTGACACGGTTTACAAAACCGTTCATGATTGACAAGAATGCGTCGTTGCCTGTTCCAGTTCCGTTGATCGCTAGATCTTCGATGTCATTTGCAAATGCATTTGTCATCAAACGGACTAGGTGGTCTTCAAGGGCTGCACCCTCAATACCATCTTCGAGAGCCTCAGCTGAGACCTCCCAGTCGAGACGTAGCTTCTTGGTTGATAGCTCAACCTTAGAGAACTGAGCACCAGTGTTCTCGTAGTTACCAACAGCCTGAGCAGCTGCACGGATAACACGCTCACCAACGTTCACCTTCTCTAGCTCCATAGTGTTCGCTCGCATAGTTACACGACGACCGTCCTTGGCGAGTACAGTTGCATCCCATACGTAGTCAATAAAACGACGTGCCTGTTCAGGGCGTAGAATACCACTGCCTGCATCACCCGAAGGATTTACAGAGTTTGGTCCAGTTGTTAGACCGTATTCAGCATTTGGGATGTTTCCAAGTGTGTTAGCACCTGGCTCTGTTACACCACCAATGCCACCAGATGCAAATGCACCCTGACCTTGGTAAAGACCAGGAGCTGTGCCACCTAGTTCGCCAGATTCTCCTGGCTGGTTTTTGATAATCTCTTCCGACATATTGTCACCTCCTAAGTGATATGTGTCTTAATTAAATAAGTCGGCAGTTTTGAGGAAACGTCCGCCCCATAGGGATTTTTCAACCTGCTTTGCAGGCTGTTCCTGTACGATCTCGCCTAGATCGCCAGACTTACGGAAAGCTGTATCTGCCTCTAC